AATCGTTCCAAGCAGAAGTTTCTCCAATACCTTCAATCTTTGCGTGTTCTAAAACAAGTTGTCTTGTTGTCTTCCCATCTAACTGACGAGAATACAATCTTTGTGCTCTTGCTTGAATATGCTCTTGTGTATTCGGAGCAAATTTAGCTCTTCTTTTTTGTTTTACTTGTTGCTCTTTATGGTCTTCTGGGATAAAACCAGACATAAACGATTCAGCCACGGACTCAATCAGATAAGGTATTAATTGAATGATAACCTAGAAATATCAATTTAGGCTATAAAAAGGGGGTAATAATTGAAAAATTTGTTATTTTTTAGTGTATGGCCGTAAAAAACGCACCAGAAATAAATTTAAGATATGCTCAGGGACAGGTTTTCAACTGTGAAAAACGATTTCGTGTTCTTGTAGCTGGCAGAAGATTCGGAAAATCTTATTTATCCTGTATCGAACTACTTCGTGGAGCGATTGATCGACCAGGGGAGACATATTTTTACTGTGCACCGACATATCGAATGGCAAAAGACATTGCATGGAAAGAACTAAAGAGATTAGTCCCTCGATTATGGATAAAAAGCAAAAACGAGACAGATTTAAGGATTGAATTGATTAATGGATCGACAATCGAGTTAAAAGGAACAGAAAATGCGATGGCATTGAGAGGAAGAAGTCTTTCGGGGGTAGTATTGGATGAAGCAGCATTTATGGATCAGGGGGTGTGGGCTGAAGTTATAAGACCAGCTTTAGCAGATAAACAGGGGTGGGCGTTGTTTATTAGTACACCTGATGGAACTGCAAGTTGGTTTTACGATATGTGGTGTTATTGCGGAGAGACTGAAAGAGATGATTGGCAAAGATGGAGTTTTACTACGATTCAGGGGGGTAATGTAAAAGAAGAAGAAGTTGAAGCAGCTAGGGGTCAGTTAGATGCGAGGACTTTTAGACAGGAATTTGAGGCTAGTTTTGAAAATTTAACTGGTTTAGTCGCTGTTAGCTTTAGCGATGAGAATATTGATAAGGAAGTGCAGGATTTACACATGATGCCTTTGTTGATTGGATTGGATTTTAACGTAGACCCTATGGCAGGAGTTTGTGCGGTAAAGCATAATGATTGTCTTTATGTATTTGATGAAATCATGTTGACGGGTGGGGCAACAACTTGGGATTTTGCGGAAGAGGTTGTAAGACGATATGGAGTAGATCGAAGGGTAATTGCTTGTCCTGACCCAACTGGTAGTGCAAGAAAAACAAGTGGAGTTGGTGTTACTGACCATACGATCTTAAGAAGAAATGGATTTACAGTAATGAGTCCTAAATCTCCCTGGAAAATTAGAGATAAAATTACTGCTGTTAATACTGCTTTGTTAGATGCGGAAGGAAATCAAAGAACATTTATTCATCCTCGATGTAAAGAATTGATAAAAGCACTTAGAACTCTAACTTACGCTCCAAATACAGGGATGCCTAATAAACATCTAGGAGTTGACCATGCGTTTGATGCTTTTGGTTATCTTTGCTTGCAGCAATTTAATTTGGCAAAACCAGAGACATTAGGGCAGACTGCGTTTAGAATATACTAAGAACTACCTAATTCTTATCATGTATCATTCTACGACTAAGAAAAAGAAGAAGAAAAAGAAGGGAGGTAAAAAGCGTGGCGAATGTTCCTGTAAATAAAGCACTTTACGCTAGAGTAAAAGCTGAAGCTAAACGCAAATTTGCTGTTTATCCTTCTGCATATGCAAATGCGTGGCTTGTACGAGAGTACAAAAAGCGTGGAGGTACTTATCGAGTGGAGAAAAAACGTGCCACAAAGAAAAAAAAGTAGTACAAATCCCAGAGCCAAAGGTGGTTTAACACGTTGGTTTAAAGAAAATTGGGTTGATGTAAAGACAGGAAAGCCTTGTGGTCGTTCAAAAGGAGAAAAAAGAGGCTATCCAGCGTGTAGACCAAGTAAACGTGTCTCAAGTAAGACACCTAAGACAGTTGGGGAGATGACCGCAGCAGAAAAAGCAAGATTTAAGCGTGAAAAAACAGGTAGCAAGAAGATAACATATCAACATAGACGTAAAAAAACCACTAAAAAGAAAAAATGAGCAAATCTGCTGCCATGAGTCGATGTCAAGGGTACATCGCAACTGTCAAAAAAGGTAAGAAAAAGAAAACTAAGGCAAAAAAGAAGAAGAAATAAGTGTAAAATCTTAAGTAAAGCGGTAACATAGAGTTATCTAGGAAAAATCATGCCTAAAAAGTCCTATTCTGCAAAACAAAGGAAATTAGCTGCTGTTGCACCTCCTAGAGATAAAATCACTGATGCTGATTTTAAAAAATTAAAAGGTAAAAAGAAGAAAAAGAAGAAATGAAACTAACTATTCGTCAAAAAAACCTATTAATGAAACATTCTGAACATCATAGTGATAAACATATGGAGTTTATGAAGAGAAGGATGCGAGCAGGGGATTCATTTACTGTTGCTCATAAAAAAGCACAGGCAAAGGTAGGAAAATGATGAGAAAAAAACGTAAATCTGTAAGTTTATCTGTTGGAAGAGGTGAAAAATCTAAAAAAGGTGGCCTGACAGCAAAAGGTAGAGCAAAATATAACAGAACGACAGGATCTAACTTAAAAGCACCTGTTACTAAAAAATCAGGTCTTACACCAAAAGAAAAAGCCAGAAGAAAATCTTTTTGTGCTCGTATGGCAGGAGTCAAAGGGCCACTTAAAGATAGTAAAGGCAGACCTACAAGAAAAGCGTTAGCCTTAAAACGATGGAGGTGTTGACATGACTTACGCAGTACCAGGAAGAATCCAAACCGCTATTACAGCCAGTTCTTATCTAGGTGGTAGTGATAGTCCGTTTACTCGCACCAGAGCAGTAGTGGATATGATGAAAGGTTGGGAAATAATGAGAGCAGTAACAGAAGGAACAGAATATCTCAGGGAAAACTCTGAAGCATTTTTACCTTTAGAACCAAGAGAAGATTACGATGCTTACCTAGCAAGAGTAAACAGAGCAGTATTTTCTCCTTTTACGCAAAGATTAATAAGAGCAGCGACAGGTCTTGTATTAAGAAAACCAATATCATTAACAGGTGATCCTTACTGGACAGAAATGTTTAAGATGGATGTTGATGGTTGTGGTTCGGATTTAGATGAATATGCAAGAAGATTATTGATGTGTTCTCTTACTTATGGTCAAAGTCATATTCTTGTAGATTATCCAGCACCATCAGGAGCAGTAAGTTTAGCGGAAGAACGTCAGCAAAATCGTAGACCTTATTGGATAGAAGTCGATCCAACAAATATTTATGGCTGGAGATTAGATAGAGAATCAAACTACGGCAACTTAATACAGGTGAGACTGGCTGAAAAAGCAGTTTTACCTGATGGGGACTTTGGTGAAAAAATTTATGATCAAGTTCGAGTTATAGAACCAGGTCGTTATCGTGTTTTCAGAAAAAGAGAAACTGTTGAAGACCTATATGAAGACGATGGTGGAGGATATGCAGGAGATATGTCTAGTCCCGAAGGTGCAAAAGATTATGAATTAGCAGAATCAGGTGATTTTTCTCTTGGTGAAGTGCCATTAGTTTCAATTTATTCAGGAAAAGTTGAAAATTTAGTAAGCAAACCACCTTTATTAGATATTGCATATTTGAATCTTGCACATTTTCAAAGACAAGCAGATTTAATACATAGTTTGCACGTTGCATCTCAACCAATGCTTGTAATGGAAGGATATGATGATCAAACCAAAGATTTAGCTATATCTGTTAATTATGCAATGGCAACTCAGCCTGGAAATAAAGTTTATTATGTAGAACCAGCTTCTAGTGCTTTTGATGCTCAATCTGCTGAGATAAAAGAATTACAAATGCAAATGGCTACTCTTGGTATTAGTACTTTAAGTCAGCAAAAGTTTGTAGCTGAATCTGCTGACGCTCGAAGGTTAGATAGAGTTGATACAAATTCTATGCTTGCGATGGTTTCTATGGAATTAGAGCAAAAATTACAAAAAGCATTTAACTTATCTGCTGAATATGTAGGAATTGACGCTCCAGAAGTAAAAATTAGTAGAGATTTTGATATAGAAAGGCTGATAGGACAAGATATTACAGCTTTGACTTCTTTATTCGATCAACAGGTAATTGATAGAGAAGAATTTAGAGATATTCTTGTTCAAGGTGAAGTTTTACCAACAGCAAATGAGGTCAAACCAGAATAGTTTGTTACAATGATAGTTAAGTACATATAAACTATGGGCAAACATCTAGATTATGTTCAGCAATCTGATGGAACATATAAGTGGGAACTGGCAGAAATCCCTGCTGTTAAATCCACTCCAACAGAGACAGCTAAACCAAAAGCAGAAACAAAAAAAGTTTCTAAAAAGAAAAACACAAGCATACTTTCTGACTAATTCATGGCAATCGAAGAAAAAGTAGTTCAGTCTGAGTCTGTGACTCCTACTGATCAGTCGGTGACTGAAACTCCTTCACAACCAACACAACCAAATGCACCTGATCTTACTACTGTAAAAACACAGTATGAAGAACAGATTTCAGCTTTAAAGAAACAAATTGCTGAAGGCGAAGAAAAATTTAAAGGTGCAAAAAATAAACTTGATGAAGTTTATAAGAAAAAAGAAGAGCAACGAAAACAAGAGTTAGAAGATCAAGGGCAATGGAAAACTCTTTGGGAAGAAGCAAATAAAACTGCTCAAGATAAAGACCAGCAGATAAATACTTTATCTCAACAGCTAGAAGACATGAGAACTTCTAATGAAATGGCTTCAACCAAGACCACAGCATTAGCAGCCATCAGTAATCTTGGAGCGATTAATGCAGAACAGACTCTTTCTTTGATACAAAGCAAGTTACAACGTAACGCTGAAGGTAAAGTGGTGATTATAAATGGTGGCGTAGAACAAGACTTAAATGCTTATCTCACAAGTCTCAAAAATCCTGGTAGTGGATGGGAACATCACTTCAAACCAAGTAGTGCTGCTGGTATGGGTGCAAAGCCTAGTCCTATATCAAATGTGTCAGGTGGAGTAACTAATCCTTGGAAGACTGGCAATTTGACGCAACAGATTATAATGGAGAATGAGAACCCCGACCTCGCAGCCGTGCTGAAGAGGGAGGCTCAATAAAAATAGTTAGTTTCCGTGAAACTAATGCCCTTATCTGTGATTAGGGTATCGCAAAAAGTTTAAAGGTAAATCTGAATGGCTGCTCCGTTTCAGAATTACTCTGGCGGTGTCCTATTAGCGGATGTCGTTAAGAGAAATAATTTTAGTACTTACGTTTCCGAAGCTATCAAAGAGCGTAGTGCTTTTATTAAGTCTGGTGCTGTTGTCCGTAACGGACTTCTTGATGCAACAGAAGGTGGAACAAGAATACAAGTTCCAGAATTTAACCCAATCGCTCCAACGGAAGAAATTCTAACTGGTGCTGCAAACTGGGGAACATCTACTGCTGGTTACTTAACACCACAAAAAATTGGTACTGCAACACAGGTTGCAACAATTTGCCACAGAGCATTTGCTTACGCTGTAGATGATGTTGCTATCTTGGCTGCTGGTGAAGATCCAATGGGTCACATCAGAAACCAACTTGCAGATGCAATTAACAAATTAAACAATGCTAGATTGTTCTCACATTTAGCTGGTTTATTTGGAACTGCATTAGCAGCAAACAAAATAGACGTAGCAAAAGCTGGTGCTAGTGCTACTGAAGTTAACTTCTTAACAGCTTCTACAATCGCAAGAGCTAGAAACTTACTAGGAGAAAGAGGAGAAGATCTCGATATTCTTATCGTGCATCCTTCTGTTGCTTACTACCTATATCAGGTTGGTATGTTAACTTTCTCTACTTCTGCATTATCAACAGGAACAGCTATCCAATGGGGTGGCGGTGGTGTTGGAATCAGCGATAGAGCCGTTGGTGAATTTGCTGGTTGTACAGTTGTTGTTGACTCTGCTGTTAACACAGTTGCACCATCTAGTTCAAGTGGTCATCAAACTGAGTTCTTCTGCTACCTAACATCTTCAGGAACAATTCTTGAAGGTAATCAGCAAGCACTAAGAATCGAAGCTGAAAGAAACATTCTTTCTAAGCAAGATGTTATGTCTGTTGACTACCACAGTGCTTATCACGTTATGGGTACTAAGTGGAATGTTGCTGATGACAACCCAACCAATGCAAACTTAGCAACAGCTAACAAGTGGGCACTTACATATGATGCTGACTTGATTCCATTGGTTCAGATCACAGTTAACTCACCTCTTGATACATCAACTTATTAATCGTAAGATTAATTTGGTGGTCAATAAACCTCATCAATTATTGGTGGGGTTTTTTCTTTACGCTACAATAAAACTAAATTACTTTATCAATCGTGGCAGCTACTATAGACGCAACAATATCTGGAGCTAATGCTAATAGCTATGTCACATTAGCTGAAGCAAACGCATATTTTGAAACTGTCCCAAGTTCTACGCAATGGGATAACAAACAAGATGATAAAAAGAATCGAGCATTAATAGCTGCAACTAGATGGATTGATAGCTTTATGTATTTCGGAGATAGATGTGATCAAGGTCAAGCATTAAAGTTTCCTAGAAATAATTATCAGGTAGATGATGTAGAACTATCTTGTACTGTAATTCCTAATAATATTAAATATGCACAATATGAATTAGCTAGAGCTTTAGCAAACGATACTGATGCTATTACTGGAACTACTGGTAAAGATGGAAATATTTCTGAGGCAAAACTAGGAGATTTGGAAGTCAAATTTAATACTGCTAGTCAGGGAAGTGGCCCAACAAATAACATTTTAGATGTTTACCCTTGGCTACAAAGTTATCTTGGTGCGTATATGATTGGTGGAGCAGGGTCTTTCCAGATGAGGGTAGTACGAGGATAATATGTCATTTATAGACAATACTTTTAAAGGTTTACCAAAACAATTATTAGATAAATTTGGTATTGATGTTACTTATATCAAGACTGCGACATCTCAGACATATAATACGACTACAGGAGAAGTAAGTGGATCAGATACTAATGTTGAGCTAAAAGCAATTATAAGTAATGTTTCTGGGTCGACTTATGAAGGCACGAGCCAAACAACGGATTTGAAGATTATTTTTGGTAATGATGAATTAGGAAGTTATTATCCAAAAGTTAAAGATAGTATTCAATATGCTGAAGATGGAGTGAATAAAGTGGGAAGAATAATTAGTATTAATACATCAAGAGGAGAAGATCCTATTTTGCATACAGTTATAGTGAGGCCACAATAAATGGCAAAACCTAATAATGAGATCCCAGAATTAAGTAAAGATATAAAACGGGTTCATATTAATGCTGTTAATAAATTATTACCTTTAATCGGGGAACAAGTGGTTAGTAGATTGCAACAAGCAGGGCCATCTTGGACAGGTAGATATTCAAATTCATGGCAAATAGAAGTTGCAGGAGTGAAAAGCACAGGCACTCGTAACCCTGGAGAACCTAAACCTGTTAAATCTCCTAAAATAAAATTAGCAGATGCAAGAAAAAATAGAGTTTCTAAGAATGAAATTAAATTAGAAATTAGAAATTTGGCAAGAAGTAGAGGTTATGCTCAAGATGAAAGAGAAGGAAGATTTAGAAGAGGTAAAGCAGGAACTAAAAAGATTGGAGTCAAACCAAGAACACAGCTAGGAAAAAGACAAGAAAAATTTGACCAAACAACAACAGGAAGAGTTATTGGATTTAGAGGAGATATTGGTGGTGGAAAGCCTGGAATAATTTCAAGTAGAACAGCGAAATTAGATTGGTTTGATACTTTTAAAGATGGAGGAGAATTAAAAAGAATTATTAAAATAGAAGTAGATAAAAACAATAGAAGAAACAGAGGTAAAAAACTAAAATGAATTATCAAGGAATTAGAGCAGAATTTGAAACACCGATCAAAACAGCTTACGCAGCATTATCTCCTGCTGTACCAGTATTTTTTGATAACTTTGGTGATGTCGTATCGGATGCTGACAGCGAATTTGTTTATGTAAATGTTCAATTTGGATTAACAACTGAAGTCGGGTTAACTTCTTCATTAGATAATGTAAGAGGAATTATTACTGTTAGAGCTTTTGCAGAAAAGGATAAAGGGCCAGCTAGAAGTCAAACCTTAATTAATACAGCCTTTACAGCTATTGAAACAATAAATAATACTGGACAACCTACAAGCGGTATTCATGTAAGAACTGGAGAAGTAACTGGGCCTAGTTTTGAAGATGATAGACCTTTCTTTGTATCAACAATCGAAACAAATTTTCAAGCTACAGTAATTTCTTGAATCTTTACTATAATTCACGCTATCCTATAGACATATCGGGTAGTACCCGTATGTTCAAACCTTAGAATTATTAATCATGGCTACAGTTCTATCGGGTACTTCGGGAGCGTTATATTATTCTCCTGCTGGTACAAGCTCAACACAAATTCCTGCGTCTGCTTTTCCTGCTGGATCAGGTGGAGACACAACACAAATTAATGTTGGTACACAGTTGGGTTTCAGAGTAAATGACACAGTAACACTTGCATATCCATCAGGAGCTACAGTAACCAACTGTATTGCACCAAACAATTACTTTGTAAAAACTTATGATGCTTCTACTGGAGAGATGACAGTATCTACAACAGCAGGAGGATCTGCGGTAGCAGCTACAGCAGCACCTACTTTTACAGCAGGAACTTTTGCAAGCGTCACATTTACAGCACCATTAGTTGTTGGATCTGTAAGAGAATGGAGTTTTGAGATAACCAGAGCAGAAATTGACGTAACAAGTATCGGTCAAGCTGTTACTCAAACTGCACCATTTAGAACATTTATCTCAGGTTTCGCTGATGGTAGTGGTTCTGCTAGTGTTTACTCCACAGATGATGACACACTTCTATCCAGTAGGATGGTTGAAGACGTTATTCAACGCCAACAAACTGGTGCAAAGGTGAGATTGTATATTGATCGTCAGATGAGTGGTGCTAACGTAGATCTAAACGCAAGTAGATCAATCTTGGC